TCGATATTTTGATTGCGGGCGTCATTGCTTTTTCTCGGGTCTGTCTTCGACCGATGCTTTTGCTCGCATGGTTGCCGTAACACGCTTGATGAGTTCGGCCTCTTCCGGGCTCCCAACAGCAACCTGTGGGATCTTCATCAATAGATTTCGGACAGCCGTGCTCTCATACGCCCTGGCCAAGCCGCCCATGGTTATCCCAGAAACCATGGCCGAACCAACCCCGCCGAATAGATCGGTTAAGAAAGCTGCCCCAACAACCGGAACGGCCTGCAAACCAGTCGGCGGCGACACCGCGGCTTCTCCCGCGCGGGCTGTCATTTTCAAAGTCCGTAGCAAGCCTTCGATAGCTTGCAGTTCAGGGCCGGAGAACAATACGCCAATGGGCTTGCCCAATTTCTCGATATTGTTTTTCAGCCGATCAGGGCTGAGGTTCTCAAAATTGCCGCCGGAGTTGAATAATGCTCTTTGCAGGACACCCATCTTTGCAATGCTCTTGCCGCCAGACGACAAGTTCCTGTAGAGCATTTGCACGTCGCTTGGTTTGGAACTAAACAAAAGCGACTGTACGCTCTCAGGTGTTATCTTACCCTTTTCCAAAGCGCTTTTAAGCGACTTGTTTTCCAGTTCGCCAAGCATCTTACTAAGCTGTCTATTAGCGACGTTCCATTTATCATAATCGCGGCGTTTGCCAACGGCCCTGACAAAATCTCCCATATCCTCTCGAAGCGGCGCGTAAATGCTTGACAATACTTTTTCGCCAAAGTTTCTGACGCTTGCCAGATTTGGATCCTTGAACTGTTCACCGATCCATTTTCTCAATTCTTCGATTTCATCAAGTGAGCGACCCTGCGCCACTGTCTGAACAGTACCATCCGGCAATTCTATATCTCGAAGGTTGAGAAGGTCTGTCCGCCATTCCCGCAAGACATTTGCCACTGCATCCCTTTGTCCGCTAGGGGAAAGTCTTTCAATGTTAGCAATTTGCTCGTCTATTTTCGCAATTGTTCTGGATAGATCAACCGTTCCCTGACCGGACAAACGACTGATAACTTCATCTTTCATATTGGTGTATTTGTTTATTCTTTCCAAGCGACGACCCAAAAGATCCGCAGAAATGCGGGAAATTGTATCGTCGCCGACAAATGACGTGTCCTGGACCCCATAGCGCCGGAGAAGATCTCGGGCCGCCTCGACCCGTGCTCGCTGTTGTGCCGCTCGGACTGGGCCAGTCCCGACTATTGGGATCATCTCACCAGTACGTTGAGCCCAGCGCCCAAAGAATGTCTCGGGCCGAGCCACGTCAGTTGTTAACACTCGAACGCCGGCTTCTTCGGCCTCACGAACGGCTTGTGGAAGATCAGCGGGACGCGCCCTAGTTTCTATGCCTGCGCCACGCCCTCCGACAATGCCGCCGGCTAAACCAGCGGCAAGCTGGGCTCCAGGGCCACCACCTAATTCAGCAGCCGTTTGCGCAGCCCCGCCGGCAGCAGCACCACCAGCCATCTGCGCTCCTGGCTGCGCCGCCAACTGAGCGGCCAGGGTTGTTGCAGCCTGCGTGATCGGAGGCGTAGCCATCCTTGCGAGTGCCGCTTGCCCTCCAGCGCCCGTCAAACCTTCGCTTACGGCGGCCACAATGCGCTCAACGGCTGTCTCTGGCTCTGGAACGCCAATTTCTGTCAGTGCCTGCTTAACCTGATCGCGTAATGGCTTTATATTGGTGCCGATGGTCCAGTTCATAATCGTAGCAATGGGATCGTATGCAATCCCTAGCGTTCCCGCGGCACCCTGCGCGGCTTCGCGAGCGGTAAGACCAAGTTGTCGTCCGATACCGTCAAACGCCCCAGCCTCGCGAACAAGCAAGCCCTTCTCATCGAGAAGTTTCTCTATGGCAGCATAATCAGCGCCCTGGCCGACTGGCTGACTATTCCCATCAAGGGTTTTCTCTATGGCAGAATAATCAATTTCCGGCATAGCGTTTCCTCATTTCGTCAGGCAATTGCTGCCATATTTGCTCTATGGTCAGACCTCTAGAATTAGCAATTTGCCTTATCTTTTGATCGTCAAGGAAACTTTGAGGAGGCGTGGACGTCGCAGGAGCAGCGGCGGCTCCGGGAGGAACAGCAGGAGGAGCAGTAGTAACAGCACGAGTTCCGAACACGTTCACAGGGTTCAGACCGTAGTTGTCGATGATTGCTTGATAGCTATCACGAACAGGGGCTTCCTGCTCCTTGGCAGCCTGAAGATATTGACCGGCCAGCCGCTGGAAGTCGGCGCGCTGATCTGCGCTGAGGAACTGACCGTTCTCAACTTTTGTTGCGATTGCTTTGAGACGCGCCAACATGCCACCAGCATTTGCAGCCGTCGCAAATTCCGTCTCACGCACCACAGAGCCGGGATCAAGCATCTTCATAAACGAAGTCACGAGCGCGATGTCGCCAGCGCCGCTGTTGTCTGCCGCCGATGTCTGGATGGTCTGGAAATTGCGCTCTGCCGCAGCGAGATCCTCGGTGCGCTTGGTGTATTCACCACGCAGGCGAGCCTCCTCAGCGATCTTCTGCTGAAGCGTCAGACCCTCATCAGACTTTGCCTGCTTCTCTTCAATGCGTATGGCCGTATTGAGAACGGATTCCGGTATAAGACCAGCCTGAACGTCTTGAGCGATTTTCCCAATTGGGGAAGCCCCTTCAGGCGTAGCCTCGCCAAGGCTGCCGGTCAGTAAAAAACGACGTCCTTCCTTGGAAGCGGGATCGATCCCGGCTAGCCTTAATTGCTCCAAACGACTTCGTGTTTCAGCGGTCATTTCCTTCTGCTGGGGATAAAACTGCTCAAAGAACGCCTTAAATTCCGGGGCTCCCATGCCATTAGCCAATGTCATGCCAACTGACGCCCTCGCTGCATCTAGTCCACCGGGCTTGTCAAGCATGAGACGAATTGCCTGCGCGCTATCAGCCGCACGGTTATCACCAGCGTTTCTGTAGGCGGCAATGCGCTCGTCGAGCATCTGTTTGCTCAGATCGATATTGTCTCCGGCAAGTGCACTAAAGAGTTGCTGACCAAACCTTAGTTCGTTCGCAGACCGCTCCGCGCCGAATGTCTTTTGCATCGCGCCGATCTGCTGACCGAATGCCGGGTTTGCTGCCAACGCGCTCATGTAATCGCCAGAGGTTGCGTTGTTCCCAAGGCGCGCGAGGTTCTGCAAAGCGTCCATGCCGCTTTGGCGTTCCTGCGCCACACGTTGTCGCTCCTGACGTTCCTCGTCAAACCGGCGCAGCGTCTCAACGTCGCCATAACCCCCGCGGAACGCCGCAATCGATTTAGCAAATGGATCGCCAATATCGATAAAGTAGTCTGATGCAGGCATAGCGATCTCCCTCCTAGAACCCAAATACGCCAAGTGATCCGCTGGCAGGAATGCCGCTTCTCAACGCATCATATCCGCCGAATGAATATCCGCCCCATCCACCAGCCGGTTGTGCAGGAAGTTGTGTCTCGCCAAGACCGCCAGTCAGACCTCCCAACACACGATTCAAGCCCTGGCCGATGCCTTGTATGCCCTGTGCGTTGTACGCCCCAGCGGCGGTAATGCCTCCAGCCGTTGCCGATCCTGCACCGACCAAAGCGTTTGCGATCCGCGTGGCTTCGTTCTCGCGCGCCTGACCTATCGCCGCCGTTGTTTGTCGGCCAATATCCGCCAGTCCGCCCAGGCGGCTATACTGTTGCTGCAAAAGCTGGGACAATACCTGCGGCCTGTACTGCGCCAGTGCGCCCTGGACGTTGCCGCCGCGCAGTCCGCCAGTCGCCGCTGCACGCTGTAGAATGCTTTCCTCGCCCTGACGGACCAGCGCCTGAAACTCAGGACCAGCCTGGACGCCTGAGATATATGCCTGTTGCGCCTGCGGGCCAGATAGCCCAGATGCCGCCATCATCTGTTGCAGCGCCGGCTCACCGACATCAGCATATGGCTGGAGCAGAGCAGCAATGTCCGCATAAGCGCCGCGCGCCTCTTCAGCGGCCTGCCGATAAGCCGCGGCTTGCGTCCGAGATGCACTTTTGGCGGCTTTCGCTTGCTTGTTGCTGGAAAGAAGTGAGGTTCCAGCGCCGATAACCGCGCTTCCTCCAACAACGGCTGTGATTGGATCAGGCATTGCAAAACTCCGATATATATTCGTTCAAATCTTCGCCATATAGGCTCAAAACGGTCGGCGCTATGGTCTGCGCTACGTCCCTGCCGTGGCAAAGCTGAACGACAAACGCGATCAAATCATAATAGCCCGCACGCCACATATATGTCTTGGCGTCCGCATTTCCTGCTCGCTCTATAGCGTCAGATGCCTGCCATTTCAGGATCTGAGTGGCCAGAACTGGTATCAATAAAGCGGATCTCGATGCAAAAAACGGGTTCGCCGGCATCTCAACCAATGTCGCCCAGATGACCCGATCAAGATCGTCCCGGTCAATCCTGTCGCCATCGGCAACGTCGTCGAAAAGCTGGATGCACGCCCATATGTCCAACAGCCATTGCGCTGCTTCCTGCGGCAGCGATAGCGTCGTCAAAAAATGATCTTTTAATGCCGAGGCGTGCAAGTGCTGCCCTCTTTTAAGATCGGGCTGCTGGCCGCCTACATTCTCAGCCCCAGCATTATGCCTAATTTCTTCCGGTCTGTCCACTATACTGTCTCCCGCCCGGATGCCCGTATGGTGAGAGTTGCGGCAGCGCTCGCAATCGTCGAGATGTAGTCGCCAGCCTTGAGGACGTGGCCCACAAGTTCTGGGCAGGTGTAGCTTTCGCCAACGTCGAGGCTTCGGGCGTTGACTATCAAATTGGCTGCCGACACCGCGCCCAGATTTGTCACCACATTGATTGAGATCGTAGCCGTAGCCGCGCCCGTATTCGTGACCGTCATTTTGTCTATGACAGCGTCAACATCGGTCGCAGTATATTGGATTGTCTGCGTAGCCTCGGCCTGCTTTGGCTCGATCAAGACCGCCAGGGTTGTCGTCATTGCTGTACCTGCGTCACGTTAAGGGTACATGCCGGCGATGCCGGCGCAAACGCCGTTGCCGCCACGGCTTCGAGCGTTACGTTCACGTCGCTAGACGCCCACATAAGTTCAATGTAGTCGCCGTTTTGCAGTGAGAAGAAATCACTGCGACCCACCGGTATATAGCCATTGTTGATGTCGGTCGTGACGATAAACGATGAACTCGGGCTGTCTGTTCCGTTCTTGCGATACCAAAACCACACATTTTTGGCCGATGCGCTGCCAGATGCAAGCTGGAAGCTGGGAGAAAAATCGTATAGGCCGCTCAATTCCACGACGATCCGCGATGGATATGTCCCATCAATCGATATGCCGCTTGACACAGATGTAGCGTCGAATTCAATCGGGTATGCTGTATTGGCTGCGGCTGGCGTCTGGTTGACCGTTACTTCGAACTGGCCGTATCGTTTTTGCTGTTCGACGGTCGGCCTGACAAAAAGCTCTCCCACCGTCGCACTAACCTGCAACACAGCCGCCAGAGGCACCACGTTGTCGGGTGCCGTTGGCTTGACATTTGTGAACGCCCCAGCCGTTGTCGGAGAGGCATATAATACGTCGCCTTGCGCCCACGTCTCGCTGACTGCCGATCCGGTCGTGTCTATCCCGCGAACGTGACCCCAGGTCGTGCAGTATCCGATCTGACCAGTGTCTGGCAGGTCGTGCGTCATCACTCCAAGGATATAGAGCGTTGGCTGAGACCCGTCCGCAAGATACGGCGTCACCAAGAGTTGATTGCCCGGCCCAACCCCGGCAAATCCGACAACGCTGCCGTTGGGGATTGTCACGCCGGTCGTGTTCTGCACGCGCGCGTATGTTTCCAGCCCAACCTGCTGGACCACATCGTAGTCCATGCCGATGTCGAGCGTCTGATCGCTGTCGTTCCACGCCAGACGCCGCGTCCTAGACGCGCCAGATTGCAGTCGCCGGAAGTCGAGATAGTCTAATGTTGACGCGCTCGGCTGATAGGACGTTGCAGCATCGAACGCTGCGCTGGCCGACAATGAATTGGCCTCTATCAGGGCCGTTAGCGCCGCAATATCGGATGGCGTCAATTGGCCAGCAACAATGAACAAGCGCTCTAACGCCTTGATTAGCTCAGGATCGCGCCCAGCCATCGACGCGATCTGGTTCCTGGTAGGTGTGATCGGGTCTGCCATTATCGGGCCATCGCCTCAATTCGCGCCTCTAGCGCAGCAATGGCGATAGGGGCGTCTGACGTGCCCCTGAAGCGCTGCATGCGCCTTGTCCGCATCCACCCCTGCTGAAGCCAAACCAAGCGCTTGTCGCGCGCCCCGGAGCCTCCTGCGCGGATCGGCTTTTCAACGCTCCAGGTTTGTCCGTCCAGGCTGTATTGGGTCCAGATTGTCGGGTCAACACCGAATGCCGTCGCTCCGGGTAGGCCAACTAGTTCCAGTTCGTGAAAGATCGCGCCGGCATTTTGGTTGTAGACAATCGTTGTGCCAAAATCCCAGCCGATAGTATCGCCCCAGTGCGTGTTTACGTTGTTGTGATCCAGGAAGCCAAACTGCGATGTCGATGGATGCCCGATATTCCACCGATCATATGCCCAGACCATGGATTGAGCGTTCCAGATGCCGTCTCCGACCAGGGTAGATGCCAGAGAAAACCAGACGGGTACCGACATAACCCGGCTCGCGGAGCCATCAAAAACAAGCGTATGACGCGCCAGATGGATCACAAGTTGATCGTGAAAAAGGTATATCCGCTCTTCCAAGTATGCGTCGGACAGTTCGGCCTCGGTATATCCAGACAGGATTTCCTCTATCTCGCGCGATGCGATCTTCTGGGCAGTGCCGTTGACACCAAGCCAGACAGATGGCGCTTCATTGCGGCCACCGCCAACGAACGCAATTGCGTCCATAAACTGGCAGCAGGCGTGCGTGCCAACGCATCCCTTTTGTATCTGAGCGCCAGGGACGCGCTGGAACGGAAATCCGGTCGCGCCGACGTTGTCAAACACCTCGATGGTGTTGCGATTAAGCGCGTAGACTTCGTTTCGCAGTTTGACCAGCGCCTTAATGGGATCTGGATCAGCTTCAGCCGACCCATATTTAAGCGGGTTGACTGCAAACGGATCGTCCAATTCCGTTATGACTAGGAACTCTCCATCGGTCGTCATATAGTAGCCATCGACCCAGACGACATCCAGGACTGTCCCCAGGTCCAGGTCCGTCACTTGCGCCAGTGTTGATCCGTCATATAGATACAGCCGACCGTCAGACGCGATTGCCAGATAATCGAACCCATAATCGAACGTGACCCTGCCTCCGCCGCCAACTTCGCCTACGGTCGTGACGATATTGTCTTGGCTGATAGAGACCAGTTTCGTTCCCATGACCCGGTACAGCGTACCGTTCCAGTTGATCCCACCCCGATCCGTTCCTGGGCCTGTCCCCAATTCGACAATCCCGTCGCCTGGGCGCAAATATCCTTGGCTTATGCCGTTCTGCTTGGGGACCGGCACCAGATTGCGAGGATATGACGTGCGGAAATCTGGAGACCCGTCCGCATAGATGCCGTTCAGGATCGGGATCTGCATGGTCTAGCCCACGCGATACCAGGAGAGATTGACAGCGTCATAGCGCATCGTGAAAAAATCATTAGCCGCCAATGTCGTCGGAGCGCCCGTCACCGTCGTGCCGCCCGCCGATACCGTCAACGTGGTAACCGCCTGCGTGCAGTTGACGCTCACCTCTGCCCTGTCGTCAGGGGCAGTCGGCAACACAATGGTGCCGGCTGCGAACCCAGCCGTCGGCGTCAACAATAGCCAAGTGTTGCCAGCCGAAACAGTCACAGAGAAGCCTGTAGACGACGGAGACGCATATTGCGTAGTCAATGTGCCAGGGATCGACAGATTGCTTTGCATGTACGTCTGGAGCGTGTTTATGGATGCCTTGCGGGCGTCTCCTGAGTTCTGCACATAAACGGGAAGCTGGTCTCCAGGAGACAGCGTATCGACCGATGACAGTTGGTTGATCGTGGCCATGATTTACTCCAGTTCTAGGACGCCATCAGGCCCAGCCTGAAGCGGATCTTGCGGCGGGACAAGGAATGGGTCGTTGTAATAGCGCCAGCCTTTGTTGCCTGCGCCAGACGGGATCGTCCCGTCGCCAAGTTGTTGCTCAACGATCTGGGCCGATGTCATCAGAAGCTGCTTGTAGGCCATCGTGGCCGCGGCTTTGGTTTCCGGCGCGATTGCCCGACCGTAACCTGGGCCAAGCCTGATGGCCAAGTTCAGCGC